CGCGAGCGTAGCCCGTGAGTTCCGCGGGAGTCGCGAACTCGTCAATGAGCTGCATAGCTGGTGATTACCTCTCAGATGAAGATGACGCGGGAGGCCAGATCGACCTTGCCGGCGGCGTCGACGGCGACGGGGAGCTTGCTCTCCTTGATCACGCAGTGGAGGAGCATCGAGCCGACGGCGCTGGACAGGGTCGCGCCACGTCGCGTAACGACCTCCGCACTCGTGAACAGGAAGCCGACGCAGGTCTGACGACCGTCCGTCTTCGTGTCGTCGTACAGTCCGTACTTGCCCGACGCCGTGATCTTGCCGAGCGGAATGCCGCTCTTGACGTAGCCGTCCGGGTAGTGGGTGCCGGCCGTGAAGGTGGAGACGTCCAGGGTCACGCTGACGGCAAGGTCCGTGCCGTGCTCGTGGCCGAGCCAGTCCCGCTTGTCCTGAGAGAAGCTCTCAGTGATGAGTCCGAGGTTCATTGATCCTCCGTTGAGGGGGTGGGTCAGTTCTTCGCGTGGCGCTCGCGGTACAGGTCCGCACCCGCGCTCACGGTCTTCGAGCCGCCTCCGACGTCGCCTCCGCGGTTACCGCCAGAGCGCGTTGAGCCGCCGGAGTTGCCAGCGCCGAACAGCGCCTTCAGCGCGTCTGCGTCGGCCTCCAGCTCTTCCTTCGTGGCGCCCTGGAGGCGCGCAGCCTGCGCGGCCGTCAGACCCTTGTCGGAAGCGATTTCGAGGACGAGTGCCTTACGGGTCGCGGCGTCTCGCTCAGCCTTCGCGGTTGCGGCTTCCGCGGCAGCGTCGTCGCGCTCCTTCTGGAGTCGCTCCGTCTCGCTCAGGTCCGCAGCCTGTCGAGCCTTCAGATCCTCGTCGGCCTTACGCAGCCGCTCCAGTTCCGCTGCGTCAGGCGCAGCGTTGGCGCGCTGCTCGTGCTTCCGCGCGTGGTGCTTCCAGTAGGCGACCTGATGTACGGCCTCCATGTCCGCGACGGGCTTGCCGTCCGGGTAGCCGTGCTCGTTGACGGTCTCGCGGGTACCGGTGCCTGCGGAGCCTGTGCCAGTGCCGTCCCCGGTGCCGTCCCCACCTCCGATGAACCGGATCGGACGTCCGTCTCTGCGGTACCCGATGATGGTCTGTGGAGCGCGGGAGAGCGCGAAGGAGTGCGGAAGCTGCATGTGATGGTCCCCTGTCGGGAGTCGTCAGCCCATGTCGGGCGTCAGGTCGGGATGTTGATGTCGTCAGGGCCGGTGAATCTCTGGCCCCGGTAGCCCAGAACGGGCCCGATCTCGCCGTGGTCGCGAGAGATGATGATCTTTCGGTAGTCAACGGCTCGGGCTCCGCGGTCGAAGGTGCCGATCGCTGCCTCTACCGCGTCGTGGATCTGCTCTAGTCGCTGCTCGTCGATGACCTGGCCAGGGTCGTAGTCGGCCGTGACGGTCTTGACGAGGCAGTCACACCCGGGATGGATCGGCGCAAGATCCTTCTTGTGGTAGCGCTGCGTCGCGGCGATCATGCAGAGTGCACAGTCGTACTCACCCTGTAGCTCACGGACGGTGTACTCGAACTTCGGCAGGTCTGACGACACCTCGCGCACCGTGTGCGTGCGAGCGAGCTGGAGATCCGTCTTCGCGATGGTCTCCAGCCGATGCGCTCCGCGGTCGACGGCAGCGTCCAGGGCCTCTCCGTCGGAGAGTGCCGTCCACACCTCTTTGAAGGGGCGCTCGTAGACGTCGACAGGATCCACGCCGCGGAGGGACTTGCCCGTCACGGTGTCGAGATCCAGGCTGACCCGGCGGGCGCGCGCGTCTACTTCCTTGTAGAGCTGCTCCAAGTACGACGCCGTGAGCGTCGCCACCTGACGTTCGCCGGCCAGGATGATCGGCAGGGTCCGACGCTGAAACGTCTTCACGTCGGCGTCACGCCAGGACCGAAGGCCGCTCCAGGACTGCCCGGTACGGCCTAGGACGCTTGTCCACACGCCGCGGACTGCCGATCCATATCGACGGTCAAGCGGCGACAGGGACACGATCACCCCGCCCGACCACGGTCCGTTGGTCACGCGCCGCGCGGGCGTCGTTCAGGGACGTGGGCTGAGGAGCTGCGGCCTCCGCAGCAGCCTGAGCCGCCAGGGCGTCCGACGCGCGGTCGATCTCCATACGGGCGATCTGCGTCGGTGTGTAGCCCATGTCCTCCATGCGCTGACGCCACGGAACGCCGGCAGACTCCGCCTTCACGGCTGCGTCGGCCAGCTCGCTGATGGAGCGCGACTCGGGGTCACGCCAGAGCGTCTCAGCGTTGTACGCCGTTGCTCTGGCCTCGTCACCCAGCACGCGGAAGGCCAGGCGCATCGTCTGCTCCCAGCTTTCGCCGAATGTCCGCTGACGGTCCCGGACCTTGCTGACGAGTCCCGTCTCCGCGGCCTTCAGGGCATCGCCGGAGACGTTGACCACAGCGCCGATCAGGTAGTGCGGGGGCGTGCGGGAGATGGCTGCAAGATCCTGGACGGCAGACTCGACTGCCGAGACGTACGGCTTCAAGTCTGTTGCTGCGAACTCGCCGAACTTCGTCTCCGGGTCCTCGCTCGTCCACAGGCTCTTGATGTCGAGCTTGTAGGGCGTGAGCTTCCGTCCCGTGATGGGGTCCTCGTCGACCTCCAGGCCAGACGCGTAACGCTGTCTGAAGGCCCCGTACTTCATCGCAGCCAGCAAGTTGATCAGGGAGAGCGTGATCCGGTTTTGGATCGTCAGTACGTCCTCATGCTCCGCGAAGCCCATCAGCCTGCGGTTCCGCCTGTTGATGAACGGGATGAGCGGGACTTCCCGAAGCAGGTTGGCTTGGGTGCCGTCCGTCGAGCTGGGCAGCGCGAAGGCATCCCAGCCGCGGAGCGAAGCAGAGTTGCCCGCGAAGACTGGCGTCTGTGACTTCGTGACGAAGTCGTAGATCTTCTCTGGCGTCCACAGCGTCGCGCGCGTGTTGCCAGTCCAGTCGTCCCGCCAGAGCTTCAGGCCTGCAGCAAGCTTCCGCCGGCTGCCCTGCATGTGCTCGACAGCTACCTGACGCGGTGTCTCGTGCGTGATGACTGGACGTCCGTCGTCGCCTCGCTCGACGAGGGCGAACGCCCTACGCTGCGAGAGAGCGCCGTAGTGGATCAGGTCGGCGTCCGCGTCGAGGCTGTTCTCCTGCCAGATGCGGTTGGCGTCGTCGTCCGCAGCCTGCGCACTATCGCTGTCCGACGGAGTTCCGAACCGGAACCCGTCGACGTGCATCCGCTCAACTGGGGAGTCGATGACGAGTGACGTCCAGTTGGTCCGAGCGTCCTTCATCCACTCCGCGACCTCCGCGGGGTCGATGCCAGGGACGTGCGGTAGCGGAGCCTTGTTCTCCGCGTACCGACGGAGCGTGTTGAGGCCTGGCTCTGTCTCACCGTCCTCGTCACGGCAGTCGTCACGCTCGTCGAGGAGCTTCTTACCGAGCCGCTGCAGCCACCACCCGGGAGACTCCACCTTCGTCGCATCGATAGGCACTTACGGACCTCCCTAAAAGGCGTGTAGCTTCGAGGAGCGCTTTTTGCGCTTCGTGATTCCGGCAGCGACGGCATCCGCGCGGCACTCGTAAGCGAGTACGGCGCTCATGGCGGCGTCGATCTTCTTCGGGGACTTCGCGTGCTCCTTGCCGATGCCCATGTGGTTGCGTCCCATCGGACGTCGCTTCGCGTTCAGAACGTGGCGGGAGAGGGTCGCGCCCAGCTTTGAGAACGACTCCTCGTCGTCGGCTCTTTCGGTGCCGGCGTACGAAAGCGCCTTGTCGTCGACGGCCTCCGTGAACCGGTCTAGGGCGTGCTCCATGACCGTGGGGCGGTTGGTCCACCACTCCAGCGGGCGCGCCTGCGTGGCGCTCACCTGGAGGCCGTCACCGTGGTCACGGGTCCAGGCGTCGACGTAGTCCTGCCAGTGCGGCGGGTCGCAGTAGAAGCCACAGACCTCGTAGCGGTCGAAGGCTCGTGCGACGGCCGCGTCTACCGCCTCGCGGTCGACCTGCCAGCCTTCACCTTCCGGTCCCTCCGGCTTCTCCCAGCATCCGAGGAGCTGGAGATGTCCGTCGGACACGCGGCACGCGGTGAGCGCTGTTGCGTCGTCGCGGATGGAGCCGTCGAAGCCGAGCGTGATCAGGTCACCGCGGGCTAGCTCCTCCGGCCGGCGGCACAGCTCCCACGCGTCGGAGTCCATCCACGCGTCTGAGCTGCTCGTCCGGGAGTTGAGGAAGTAACGCTTGCCGTCGGCACTGTCGTTACGCAGGTCGTAGAAGTCATCGACCAACGTCTCCAGGTCCATCCACTCCATGGCGTCGCCGTAGGAGTCGATGAGGGCCGAGCGGAGTTCGTCCTCGTTCTTGAGGTCTTTACAGACGCCGTATCGGTGGTCGTAGAGGAGTCGCG